CTTCAGATCAGCAATTCCCATATCAAGATGATAAAATGATTGCTCTGTGGTTTAAAGTTATGAAATGGTTTAAGCCCGACGTAGTGGATTATTTAGGAGACACTGATGATCAAGCTTGCTACAGCAAGTATACAGAAGGAAGATCAGCGGAATTTTTAAATTTACATAAGACAGACAGCAGAGATCTAATAGTTCCGATGATGAGGCATGAAGCAAAGGGAGCAAGAGATTTCTATGCAAAGACTCGTGAAATGTTGCCAGAGGCACAATTGTTTTCGGCATTAGGAAATCACGATGTTCGTATTTTTAATTATATGGATGCTAAGCTTCCAGATTATCTAAAAGAGGTTACACCAGAGACCCTGTGGAATTTAGATACATTAGGATATGAATACATATACTATGATTCATTGCCAAAGCGACGCTTCGGAGACGTTCACGTACATCATGGAATTTCAATTTCCGCAACTGGCTCTGTTCGCAAAGACATGGAAGATCTTCAAGTATCTCTTATCCGTGGACACTCACACAGAATTGCATCACACCTTGTAACTTATGAACTAAGAAATAATGGAGAGGGCGAAACGCTTCGTGGGTATGAAATTGGACACATGTGTGATGAAAAGGGTCCAGGAATGAAGTACACCCAACACCATGACTGGCAAAAGGGATTTGCAATAGCTCATATTGTAAACGACTATCCTCATATTCAAATGATTCATGTTGCTCCAGATTATTCGTGCGTTGTAGACGGGAAAGTGATTTCTTTATAATGTGGTGCGGTAAATGCGGTGGAAGAGTGTTTGTAGATAGAGTTTTTTCACAAAAACTTCACGTAGAAGTTTTCTGCATTTTGTGTGGTAAACGTAATATGATTAACAAAGAAACGAGTGCTTTCGGAAGATGGCTAGAAAAACTAGAAAATCAAAACTCAAAGAACTACGGTATTTCTTCTTAAACGAAAAAGTGCATAAGGTTTTAAGAGCTTCAAGATCTAAAGACGAAGTCATTGCCTGGCACTATGAAAGTAAAAAAAGAGTATTGTATTCATATTCGCAGGTTGAAAAAAATATGTCTAAGGCTTATTCTATTTCAGAAGTTGCTTCGTTATTAAATAAACACAGGATAACTATTGAAGACTATATACTAGAGGGTAAAATTAAAACACCCGTAAAGATATATTCTATTAGCGATCCAGACAATAAAAATTGGTCTAAATATTTATTTAGCGAATCGGACATTTTGGACATACATCAGTACATATTGGACGCAGGGCATTCAGGAAACCTTCCGTCAAGGGCAGAATTATTGGGTCTTTTCAAACACAACATTATATTGTATACTAAGACCGATAACGGATTTGTACCTGTATGGAAGGCGTAGAGTGTCTAGAATACTTACATGTGAAAAGTGCGGGAAGAGTTGGGAACTTAGGTGGGGCGTATTTGCTCACGAAAGTTTAAGCAGACATATGAAGGAGCATAAATGACAACGAAAGTTAAGGTGGACCTTTCGTTTACAAGGAATCTTGGCAATTACGAAAGCATTAAGATAGGCATTGGCGTAGAAGATGATGTCAGATCTGGTGAAAACGTAAATTCCGCAACAGAGCGTGTTTATAAATTTGTTGAAGAAAAGCTAATTGAAAAAACTCGTGAAGTAGAAAAAGAGTTAAATAATGGCAAATGAAAAACAGCCTTACGTATTAATTGGCCTATACATTTCTTTGTATAAAGAAAAATACAATAAGTCTATTTCAATAAACAAGTTTCGTGAAAAGTGGGCAATGCAAGATGTTATAGATAGCGTAGGCTACGAACGTGCCAAGGAGCTCTTAGTGTATTATTTTAGTACAAGTAAATCAGGTCACCCATTAAATTTTTTTTATAACAATTTTGACAGAATAGATGTTTTGAATAAAGAAATACAAAAAGATAAGGTTAATCGCAGCATCTTGCTTGATGCGACTAAAAAGATGGTGGAGGGCGAATAGTGAATACAGAGGCAACATTAATATCTGCTGTATGTAAAAATAAAGACATAAGCACTCTGCTTGCGGATAACGTAGACGAGTTATTTACTTCTCACAGAGATATTTGGGAAAGCTTAAAGAGTTATTACTATAAGTTTAAAGCAGTCCCAGAGGTTGGAATCTTAATTGAAAGACACAAAGATTTTGAGCCAGTAGACTCTAAAGCCGAAACAGGTTACTACCTAGACCAATTAAAAAATGAATTCATTTCTAATAAGTTAAAGTCCATCATCATACGTGGAGGTTCTGCATTAAAAGAAGATGCAGCCTCTAGAGTCCTTGCACAAATGCAAAGCGACTTAGCAAATTTAAGCAGGTATACAAATAACGTAAGAGATTTAGATATAATTGATGTAGAAAATGCAGCAAGACATTATCAAGCAGTAAAAGATAGATCTGCGGTAATGGGCGGAGCTCCAGGAATCCTTACTGGCTTTTCTGCAATCGATAAGGCATACCCAACGGGCATGGCTCCAGGTCATTTAATTGTCGCCATCGGCTGGCCAGGTAAAGGTAAAACTTGGTTCACGGCGTACCTAGCGTGTAAGGCTTGGGAACAAGGATTTAAGCCTATGATTGTTTCTCTTGAAATGTCTCCCGAAAACATGCGTGACCGCATATTTACAATGCTCGGATCTGGAATATTTCGTGCAAGTGATTTATCAAAAGGAGATATTAATATTGACGACTTTAGGTCGTGGGGAAACAAAAAGTTTGAGGGAAAGAACAGCTTTGTTCTTATTTCAAATGAAGGAAATTCTGAAGTAACCCCTGCTACAATTCAAGGTAAGATTGATCAGCATAAGCCAGATTTAGTTATATTAGATTATCATCAGCTATTTAATGACAACAAGCGTTCTAATTCTGAAGTAGAAAGAAATAGAAACGTTTCTCGTGAGTTTAAAATGCTTGCAGTGTCAAATAATATTCCAATTATTGATATCACTGCAGCAACAGCAGACGACATTTCAGATCAAGATAATCCACCGATGATGTCTCAAGTGGCATGGTCAAAAGCAATTGAATACGATGCAGACATGGCACTGGCTGTTCATAGATATCCTCAAACTAATATGATTGAGATTGTGTCAAGAAAAAATAGACACGGTCACGATTTTAATTTTTATTTAGACTGGGATATCAATCGTGGTATCGTCAAGGAAATTTACGAAAATCCGTTCCAACAAAATGAATCACAAACAGATAAAAAGATTTCAAGTAAGGGTTGAGTTTGCTGACGATTCTGGTATACCTAGATTAAAATACCAGTACGAAAGCATGCTTACTCACGATATGAGAAGCAAAGGTTATGCTAGAGTCCTTGACATAGACACTAGTTTTTCGGTAGAATTTGACGGACAAACGTGGGTGTTCTTAATGACACTTTATGGAGTATACGTAGGAAAGAAGAAGGCATGGCTATCAGAGGGCATAACGCAAGGAAAATTGATTCCACGCAGTATGCGCCCAACCATATCAAGTCAATTGTAAAAAGCTTAGGTCTTGATATAACGGCGGAACCTGGAAACGAGGTAATGTTCTATTGCCCATTTCATTCAAATAGACATACTGCTTCTTGCTGCATAAATAAAAGCACTGGTGCATGGCTTTGTTTTAACCCCTCATGTGGAGAGTCTGGAACATTAATAGAACTAGTAAAGCGTGTTTTAAACAAAAATGATTTTCAAGCAATGAGATTTATTTTATCCCAAGAGGCAGAGATATTAAATAATTTTGACGAGATAGTCTCTGGTATGTTTGAAGATAAGCCAGACTTTGAAGAGTTTTCTCAAGAAACTTTAGACGGATTGCATTTAAATCTTTTAAATTCTAGTGCAGCAAAAGATTATTTAATCTCAAGAGGAATAAACGAAGACTCTATGAAGCACTTCGGATTGGGATATTCTTTAAATATGTCAATGGTAATAACGCCAGTTCACAGCCCTAGCGGTATTCCAATAGGACTTGTAGGAAGATCTATTGAGGGTAAGGCTTTTAAGAACAGCACAAACCTTCCTAAGAGCAAAACTATGTTTAACATACATCGTGCAAAAAAAATTGGCAATCATGTAATTGTAGTAGAATCTAATTTTGATGCAATAAGAGTTCATCAGGCGGGATTTCCAAACGTTGTGGCCACCCTAGGCGGATTTTTGTCAGTAGAGCAGCAAGGATTGCTTAATAGATATTTTAATAAAATAACCATAATGACGGACAATGATTTAGCAGGCAGAGAGCTTGGATATAGCATAGCAAATAGATTAAGAAATAAAGACCTATTGTGGTCTTCGTATGAATATGGTAAGATATATCCTCATGGTGCAAAAGATGCAGGTGATTTGACCGACGAAGAGATTAGAGCCTGTATTAAAAATTCTGTATCCGACATAGAATACAGATCTTGGAACTCGTGATATAATAAAAAATACAGATGGATTTATACCATCAACTACAAAGGAGAATAAATGAGTATAGTAAAGGGTCTAAAAGACCTAAACAAGGCACTAGATAAGCCTACATATAGCGGCGGAGATGAAAACAAAGGACGCTGGCTAAAAATTGAAGACGGAGAAAGCGTAAAGGTTAGATTCCTTCAAGAGCTAGACCCAGATTCACCAAATTATAATGATAAGCTCGGATGTGGATTTATTGCACTAGAGCATACAAACCCTAAAGATTACCGTCGCAAGGCTCTAGATACAATGGAGTCTGAAGGCCGTGACTGGGCACAGGAACAACACCGCAAGGATCCAAAGGCTGGCTGGAAAGCAAGAACACGACTATACATTAACGTGTTGGTAGATGACGGAAAGAATGATCCATACGTCGCAATTCTTTCACAAGGCACAAGCGGTAAAACAATTACACCTACATTAATTGAATATGCTGGCGAAATGGGAAGCATCACTAACCTGATGTGGAGAATTAAGCGCAACGGTTCAAAAACAGATACAAGTTATACAATCATTCCTCTAGCAAAAGACGAAGCACAATTTGACTTCTCTGGCCTAGAACTATTTGATCTAGAAAAAACTGCTGTAAGACATGTTCCATATGCTGAGCAAGAAGCTTTTTATATGGGTGAAGGCGGATCTTCAGACGAAGTTTCTGAATCAAGTTCAAGCGTAGATTGGTAATATAAATAAATGCAGGGCTAGTCTATTGACTGGCCCTGCAATATTTGTTAAAATAACAATATGATTTCATACGATATACCTGATCCATTTGAAACTTTTGTTTCAAATAAATACAAAAATTACGTCGGTGCGGTGTATGATTTTTTTGCCAGGGAATGGCATATGAAATGTGGTTGTTGCAAAGAAGACCTGTATGCACCAAATAAAAAAACTATGACAAAGATTAGACTTTATCATACTAGAAACGAATGCTGTGGCGGTTATTAATGAGTTTTACACATCTGCATGTTCACTCATACTATTCATTAATGGATGGTCTTAATTCGCCTGCAGACTTAGTTAAAGCAGCAAAAGATGCTGGGCAAACAGCATTAGCAATTACTGACCACGGAACATTGTCTTCACATCGTGAAATGCAAATAGCCTGTAAGGAACAGGGTATAAAGCCTATACTTGGGGTAGAGGCGTATATATCTCCTACAGATAGATTTGATCGTTCGTCTAAAACAGATAAATCAATTCAGGCCTATAACCATATTATTCTACTTGCTAAAAACAAAAAGGGTTTAGAGAACATAAATATTTTGCAAGAGCTCGCATGGAACGAAGGCTTTTATCACAAGCCACGTATTGATAGGGAGATACTTAATGAATACTCGGAAGGCGTTATTGTATTGTCTGGATGCCTTAATGGCCTCATCTCTAAATGCATCGAGAAAAACGAGTTCTCTGAAGCTAAACTTATTCTCAAAGATTTTAAGAAAAATTTCGGTGAAGATTTTTATATTGAGGTTCAGGCTCACAATCCGAAAGAAATAAATGAAGGCTTGCTATCTCTAGCAGATGAACTTAAAATTAAGGCGGTGGCAACAGGAGATGCCCACTTTGCTAAAGAAGAAGATCGTATATTAGAAGAGGCTATGCTTATTCTGTCCACATCTCCAAAGGCAGATAAAGAAGCAGACTTTGAAATGTCTCGTCAGATGAAAGATATGTTAGATAGATTTAACTATCTTTATCCTGACAGAAAGATATCATTTGTAGATTACAACTTATTTATTCAGACTAGGGCTGAAATAGAGGCGGACTTTAATAAGGCTGGTATAAATAGAACCGATATATATACCAATACTATGGAGATAGCCGATAAAATTGGAGAATACGATTTTAACAGGGGTCTAGACCTTCTCCCAGTCCCCAAGACCAATGCCGACCAGAAACTGTCTGATATGGCCTTTGAAGGCCTAGAAAGGC